CAAATTGTTTCCTCGTCACAAACAATTGAATATGTCCGCAATTAAGCTATGGAAACGCGATCTTAGCTTAATTAGTGCCATACGTATACGTTCGTTGGGTGAGGTTTGGGACCACTATGAGATTGGTGGTGCAGCCTCAGCAACAATTAATACTAGGGTGCAACAGAAATGGAAGTCAACACCAACAGAGTTGAAAGAACCACCGTGTTTCTTTGGCGTTGTTGACTGGTATTGTGTGCTCCGACAATACTTCACATGTGAAGGAGCCAGTCGAGAAGTGGAATTCTTCTTATCCCAGGAGGTGGGTGACTTATTAGCCGAGGAGTGCTTAGTCAACCACACCATCTCCAACTCTATAGCGCTACCAGACGAGGTGGTAGGTGCTATGCCACTGGTGTTGCATACTGGTGCTGGAGTAAACGGGAGTGTTAAGAGTGTAAGTGGTCCAGTTGTAGAGACTGCCACTTACATTCTTAACACTGATAAGGTGGAGGTACGGCAGCATAGGAGGATCCATCGTAAGATGAGGAATCCATATGCTATGAGTGTTTTGGAAGAGGTTCGTGTTAAGTTTGGTGTGCCAATTAACAGCGAAGCCAATCGCTTGTCAATCCGGAGGTTTGCTGCAGGCATCATGCAAAAACATGGTGTTCGGCCTACTCAAATCAGTAAGCAGCTCCCTTTCATTGTGGAGTTGGCGTTTGTGCCGAGTGATGAGGACATACACGCTGCTGAGTGGGGACGCTCTAGTGCCGCCGCTAATCGCAAATTAGCGTATGGTGGTGCTGGAGGGCGCAAACAATGGTGAGGGGGTTTGGCAGTGGTCACTGGTGTTAGCCACAGGAGTTTTCTTGTGCATCCACAGCTCAAAGTGACCATGGGCCAGACGCCTTGCCGGGAACGATCGCTATACATCGTCGGGGGTGTTGGCACTAGCGATCGAACCTTGAAAATTAATAACCCCGACATTCGAACGTTGGAATGTGCTTTGTTAGAGAGGATGTATTACTGTGACGTGGGTGGGGTGTTCGTAAGTCCACCGTGCCCAAATGGCGATACTATCAAGTCAAGGTTGCAAGTGTTCCGTAATAGGCTACTTCGTAAAGTTGGTCGTCCCTCCAAGATTTCCCCTGAGCAGTTCGCTCAGATGTATCGTGGACGTAAACGAACAATTTATGAACAAGCAATAGCGGAGTATAGCGACTATGGCGTTCTGCGTAAGCATAGTGTTAGCGCGGCGTTCGTGAAGTGTGAGAAAGTTCCAGTTGGGAAAGCTCCACGGTGTATTCAACCACGACATCCGGTTTATAATGTTGGGTTGGGTTGCTACATCAAACATATTGAGCACAGAATGTATGCTGCTATAGGAAAGGTGTTTGATGATAAAGTGACAGTTGTGAAAGGGTTTAATGTTCGACAAGTCGCCAATATATTGGTGGCGAAGTGGGACAGTTTCTCTGATTGTGTGGCAGTAGGGTTAGATGCCACCAAGTTCGACATGCACGTGAGTGACTCCATGTTGTTGTGGGAGCATTCCATATATAAAACCATTTATGCCTACGACCCTGAGTTGGTTCGTTTACTTGGGTGGCAAGTAAATAACAAAGGGGTTGGACGGTGTGAAGATGGAAAGCTCAAGTATAGTGTGCGTGGTCGACGCTTTAGCGGAGACATGAACACGGCATTAGGTAACTGTTTATTGATGTGTGCGATGGTCTGGTCGTATGCATCGGAGAGAGGAGTTCGGGTGAAGCTCATGAATAATGGAGATGATTGTCAAGTATTCATGGAGCGCTGTGATTTAGATAGATTTATGGTAGGGTTAAACGACTGGTTTATGGAAATGGGATTTCGCATGACAGTTGAGGAGCCTGTACATGAAGTGCAGCAGGTCGAATTTTGTCAGATGAAACCAGTGGAGACCGTGAACGGTTGGGTGATGGTGCGTAATATTGATAAAGCGAGGGAGAAGGACTCGATGTCAATAATACCGTTGGCCACGCCAAACGTTTTGCGTAAATGGTTATATGCAGTTGGAGAGTGTGGGTTAGCATTATGCGGGGGGGTACCAATAATGCAAGCGATGTACAAAGCATATATTCGACAAGGTTTTAAGAGTAGAATGGGTGATAGTGTGGCTATGCAGAGTGGCGCACGGCTTTTGGCAATGGGTATTGAGAGCAAGGAGGCTGTGATTACTGCAAAAGCTAGATTAGATGTGTTTACGGCGTGGGGTTATACCCCTGATGAACAAACAGCTTTGGAGGCATGGTATGATGCTCTAGTGTTTGAATCCATCCCACGCTTAGTTGATACATTAGAAGAAATTGATCACTCACCACTATAAATGAAACCTTTTGGTAATTATTGTGGTCCATGGTGGAGTGCTGGTAAGGTCCAGCGAAGCGTTGTCTCTGATGTGCCTCCAGTTGATGAGTTAGACGAACTCTGTAGGGCACACGACGCGAGCTATGCAAACAATGAAAATCTCCTAATAGCAGACAGCACATTCACTGAAAAGGCGTTACGTCTTGGTGGATGGGGTTCTGTTATGGGATTAATAGTTGGGACTCAGGCTCTACTTAGACCACATGATTATTCAAAACAAAAAA